CATTTATCACTGCAACAATGTTTTCTTTAGCCGTTGTAGTAAGATTTGATAAATTGCCTATCTTTTGTTCTATGTTTGATACATTAGACATTGTTGCAATAGGAGAGAAATTCCCCCAATTCACCGGAACACCTAACACACCTAAACGGACCGAGACTTGATTTTCATAAAATAAAACTTGCATTACTGCTGTTTCCTTTGTATCTTCTGCCGTATTAGTAGAGGATACATCAAAAACAAAAAGCGTAAAATCTCCCTTTTGCTTCATGGACTGATTATTCCATATTCCTTTATAAAAACCTGGACTTATTCGTGTATTAAATACGCTTTCGGTGCCGTTCAGCGTTCCTATATCTTCTATTTCTGTTTTTGTATTTAAAACAGTGTCAATTTTATCAAAATTGTTATTAAAATCCATAATGTTATAAACATCTGTTAATGACGGTTTTTTTAAACCGTATATTTTTGTAGTTGTAGCCATGTCTAACCTCCCAAAACATTTTCTTTCAGCGCATAATGTGTAAATCTACCTAAATAATCATGCGTATATAACCCTAAAGTCTCATAGGTGTTATATAACAACTTGACATCTATAATCATATTAAGCGGCACCATTTTTTCAATCATTTTTATAATTTCTGCTAATTGATTTTTTCTGCTCAATGACAATCTGACCGTAACTTTATAATTTTTCACATCTATACTAACAGTAACATTTCCTTTGCCTACAAGCATTTCCAATCTTTCCAGCATTGTTTTTTTTGTGTATGGCGTATCCCCAAAATATATAGACTTTATTCTAAATCTTCTGTCTTCTAACGTATCAGTTTCACGCATAGATATTTTTAATATGTCTTCCCAGCGTTTACACCCTTCCTCGCCCAAAAAATCAAAGAAAAAGTTATTTAACAACTTTTCAATTTCCTTTTCGAGCAGTAAAAATTCAACGTCATATGTTTTGCATAATTCGGCAAAATCAATTATGTCATGAAAGAATTCAGGCAAATATTTTAATGTGTATATTTTCCCCATATTTTCACCTACTCCGTTATATATATCGCAGACACATTTTTAATATACGTTTCTATATCGTTGGTATGTTGTGAATTGTCAGAAAGCTGTATATTAAGATATAATGAAGACGGGTCAACAGTTGACGGGAATCCCGTAACAATATGTTCTCTGTTATTATATATACAAGTGAAATTCTGACGTGTAGTAAAATCAATTTTAAATTCTACAGTTACCCAATTTCCCAAAACTTTTTCATTTGCTGTGTGCACCTTATCCACACCGTCGCTCGCCTTAGAACTACCGCCAATAATTTTTATTTCAGTTGCATTTGGTTCATATCCGCTTAACCGTCCGTATGTATATGTGTTTCCACCGTCGCTGTTTTTAATGATTTTATTACCGCTTAAATCAATATAGAAATTACCTAATCCCCTACTGTTTTCAGGCTGAAAAAGTTCAAACGAGACAGTTAAATATCCCGTTGCCTCTATGAAATCTGTTGGCTTTTTATCAAGAAGTCTAACTATATCATAAGACCAGCCGTTTCCGTATACTTCTGAGCCGCATAAAAACTTAACAGCATTTCCGTTTCCTGCTGGGTCTTTTGATATTTTGGCTTCTACTCCTGCATTTAACGACAACGGCTCCCAACCTGTAGAGCAGTTAGAGACAAGTTTACCATCAGGCACCGAAAAATTACTTGTAGTCGCGTTCTCTCCATAAGGGTATAATTTTATATCAACAACGTCCAAAACCCCATTCAAATTCAAAATTCTTTGCTCTATTTGCGTCATTCTAACGACTATATTATTAGGGTCTATATCTCCCCATGATTCGTTTAATTCAGCAAAATAATCTGATATAGTATTTTGATAACTTTCGGCTATATCGTTCCAGGTATAACCTTCTTGATACTCAATTTCGGAAATAACCTCTATTCCAACCGTTTCTACAGCCGATACAGTAACTCTATGTCCTATTGGTGCCATTCCTACACCGTCGCCGCTGTTAACAACCGGGTCAATTAATGTTTGCACACTGTCAACCAAATCGTGAGACGGCTCGTTATATTCGCTGTCGCAGATAATAACGCCAATAGTACCGCCGCCTGATGGCGTTCTTATCAATCGGCAAGCTCCTACACCATTTATAGACCTGATATATCTCTTGTAGTCAGCACGGTTGCCGCCAAAAGGTGGGTTTAAAATAGTATCAAAATATCTGTCCCTAAATTTTTCTGTATCCTCTGTGTCTGTGCCATAGGTTGCAATTCCAACAATTTTTGCAATAGTTAATCCCTCTATGTCGGTTATGGGTATTAAGTTTCCGGTTTGATTGCCTTTACTCCCGGTTGTTTCACACATCATCAGATAATAATATAACCGTGCATTGTCCCCATCCCATTTGGGGCTTTCAGACATTACTATATAATTTAATTCGCTGTTTTGTAAACTGAATCGTGTTCCCTCAGGTATTTTCTTGTTAAATTCACCTCTAACAATGGCATAAGTGGCTTCATTCAGAGATAAATTTTTTATTTTTGCATGTCGCTTCAAATATTCTATGCTTGCAGTATCGGGAAAGGCTTCTTTTTCTATTGATTGTAACATAAGATATATTTTTGCAAATTCCAAACTTGCCGGGGCTACAGCGTTATAAATCAATGAGCCTTGTCTTTTATCAATTTTGCTCGGCACTCTTTGCAACATTCTATTTGTTATATCTCCAAAATCATAGTTGCTAGTAATCATACTTCTATCACCTCATTTATGTAGAGCGTATCTGATATTTTGTTCTTCACCGCAAAACTAACATCGTATTTGCCTCTTTCTATATGGTTAATTTTAAAATCTATAATGTCCGTTATCCTATCATCTTGTAATAATGCTTCACGTATTCTACATTGCAGTTCAGGCACAACAAAATCTTTTCTCATACCGTATAGAGGGTCAATATCTGTAGCATAATCCCAATTATATATTGGATAACGGTACCTTTGTGTCGCAAGAATTAAATATATAGACTGCTTCAATGCTTCCACACCGTCAATTGTCCCAATAATACACTTGTTCTTTAAGTCTATACCATATGTCATTGAGGGATATATAACGACTTTAGTATCAACTATCTTTTCTCTTGGGATAGAAATAACGGGTAGCATTAGACCACCCCCAATACAATATGTCTTTGTCCGCCTTGCATTTTAAGTAACGCTACCTTATCCCCCATTTTTAAGCTATTATCAATTTCAATCGTGTGTGTATGAGACGGGTTTCCCCCGCTGGTCGTAGTATGAGTATTTTTTCCAAAACTTGATGGTAATACCAATAGTTCCCCATAAATTGGTTTTTCGTATCCTACATCAATCTGCAACGGTTCAGTGGATACAACCGTTCCAAATACAGCATTAGCCGGAACGGTTTCCTTAACCGCTTGTACTGCAACACGCTTTACCGCCCGTGTAAATTCTGTCATATCAATCATATAAACTGTCCTCCAACCAAATGTAAATCCATAAAATGCTCACCGTTTTTAAAAGTATGTTTAACGCTAAAACACTCCATCCACTTTTTTTGAATTACATCACCTAAATTAAATTCAATATATACCTGTGTTCCCCCCCTTACTGTTACATCACCTAACGCGCCTTTTATATCAAGTTTTCTTATTTTATTTGTTGTTATTTTTATAATCTCATCAGCTTTTTTGGCTCCGTCCTCTCCCTCGTCAAGAGTATCACAATATTGCAACACTCCATATTTTGGATATTCAGCAGACTTATCTCTGATGTATACTTCTCTTACTCCCGTTTGCTCATTATCGTAATATAATTTAACCCTTGTGTAAGTGCCCTCGTCTATAGTTGTTGTATAATCAAAATCTTGTGCTGTAAAGTCACACACAACATAATTTTTCTTATACCAGAATTTAGGAGCCAGAACCAGCGAGCCAAAATTATCCCATAATAAAAAACGAAAGCCGCCATGGGCTACCGTATAATCTAATGCGTCCTCAATTATTTGAAAAACCTGAATATTATCACAAACTGTAAGGGGTAATTTAACGCCTGTGTCCTCAAGCTGACCATATGCTATTTTATAATCATTACAAATAGATTTTATTATTTCTGTAGCTGTACAGCCCTCAAACACAAAACAGTCACTATTCTTAAAATATCTCGTTTGGTCATAAGCAGTTACTTTTATGTGATGTTGCTTAGTCCGTTGTTTTTGGAATATGAATCCATAAAATACAGGTACACCCCGATACTTAAATATAACCTGGTCTCCCTCCTCAAATGATACGTATTCATCTTTGATTACCGTAAATGCTAATTGTGCCGGGCTTCCGTATGCTTCCGTTTCCCATGTTATTTCATCAACTACAACAGGCTTATATATCGCCCCTTCTGCACCTACTATATATAGCTCTATGTTATTCTGATTCAGCATCTTTTTGCTATTAAGAGGATTTTCCCTGAAATCAACACTTGCGCCTATATACGACATAGTTTGTGCGGAAGTTATAGGAATAGATGAAGAAACACTGTTATCACCGCTGTCAGAACCGTCAATTGAATAGTTACCGCTTCGCATTTTAGCAAGATTATCCTGCCCCTCGCTGTCACTTTCAACACCGCTTCCCAAATCTGCACTCGCTACATCTCCGCCTGTCAAATTCTTATACACGGCAGATACGCCTCCGTACCATTGATTATTGGTGCCGTATGGGTCGTTAGCTGCTCCAACAGGACAGTATTTTTCTTGTATTTGCTTAAAATTTAATCCTTGATATAGATAATTACGTGAGATATTGGATATACATTTAGTCAATCCATGCTCTAAGCTGTCAAATTTTGTGAACGTCATAGAGCCGCTTCCCGACATATAGCCAAAAAAATTATAATTTATTTCAGCGGGTTCGTAATCACCGTAAGAACTTTCAAAGCATGCTATGGAAGCCGCAAATGCAGGGTTAACTTGATATGCTATGCATATCTCACAGAATAATTCCCCCTGATTCGCAAGTCCGCCTCTGAATATTTCATTCAATTTATCAGCTGTAACAATATCAGACCATGTTCTTAAATTTAGTGACGGTTTGCTGCTGTTTAAACTGTTAAACGGCGGTGTTACATAACAATAATCTGAAACATTACGTATAGTTGAAGCAACACTATTACTAAAGTTTCCCTCCACAGTTGGGAAACTTCCATTTGCGGCATCCGTTCTTACAAAGCCTACGTGTGAAGCCCAATCAATCCCGTTATAATCTTTTATAAATAAATCTCCAGTCTTTGGTGAATAACCGTTTCCTTTAGCATGAAATGTTCCTTTTCCCTCTTTTTCAGACATATATGCAAAAGCTGCCGCCGCGCCTTGTGTTCCATAATCATTAATTCCAGCTTCTTTTAAACACCAAGAAACAAAATATGCACACCACGCTTCCCCAGTACTGTCATACTCTTTATATATACCGCTATTTTCAGTATATCCTATCTCCTTTTCTGCAATTTCTACTAACTGTTTTGCCGTAGCCAGTTTTGTTCACCTCTTTTACAAAAAAGACACCCTCTCAGGTGTCTTCACAAATATTTATTTATAATATTCTTGCCCGTCAACTATTACTGATGTCACTGACTTCCCATCCGGTGTATATGTAACTTTAAACTCGCTACGTATCATAGCGCCAAAACTATTTTGAGAATCAACATACGCCTGAACTGTTATTTCTTCTTTGTTTTTTGAAAAACTATAGTCCAAGATAGTTGGGAATTTAGCTGTTGATGGTGATTTTAATATACTTTTTATTATCTGCTCTGTATTATACATCAAATCATTTGTTTCCGAATCTGTCAACGTATAATTTTTTATATTATCAACTGGAATACCATTTTCACATAACACTTTATCTACATATTTTAGCGTAACAATTTGATTTTCCTGTGTTGTATAGACAATTATATTTTTTATATTATTTGCTGTCATTCTGTAACCAATAAGTCCGTCATGGTCTAACATTTCATCATGATTAACATCACCTATTTCTTCAAATCCACATTGCGCCAAGATACTGTCAATCGCTGTTGCTTGCTCTTCAGTTGCTTGTGCTGTTATTGCAAGATTGCTATGCTTAACTGTATTGACACTGTTTTCAGTGCTAGCAAAATTTACAATACAAACCACGAAAAATATAAGACCTAAAGCAATGACAAGAGTAATTATCCCACCACGTCTCTTTACTCCATTATTCTTCTGTTGTTTTGTCCTGCAAAGTAACACCACTAAATCAATAGCAATTAATATTACTAAAAAAGGAGAACCCTCCCCTAGACTTTTAGTCATTGCAAAAACAAGAAACATCAAAACACTAAAAGCTATTAGTACAATACTTATTACTTTTTTGGCACCTAAAGAAACTTTCATATTTTGGCTATTTGCTGATTTAAACATATCATTTGTATTTTTAGTCGATGAATCTTGTTGTATTTGGCTTGAATTGTTGTTATTTTTTAATTCATTGCCACAACCGCTACAATATAGCTCTCCTTTTTTAGTTTTTTTTCCGCATTTTTCACAATACATTTTTTTATTACCTCCCATATAATATATTGTAATTAATATATCATATGAGGAAACTATTGTCAATTACATTTATTATAACGGGATATAGTTTTCAGGTGTGGGACAATCGTTGCCGAAAATACCAGCTCGGGCAAAAATACAAATTTGACGTATCATGTCATCAGTCAACCCAAGTTCTCCGCTATCGTCCCCTTTTAAAAATCCATTGTCAATTAAATATTCAACTGTCCCTATAGCATAAGACGGGAAATTTTTATCTATGTAATTGTATACCATTCGGCTCTCAATTTCGGATAACAAAACTTCATTTTTTTGTATTTCTTGCAAAACAGCCGCCGCTCTGTCTTTGGCGTTGTCTATGGCTGTATATGGGGTTTTAAATTCTTCCGGGACATCTCCACTTGTATAATCCTGGTCTACCCAATACGCTATAGCCTCCGCTATATTGTCAGCTATAGCGTTCCTTGTATTATCGTTGTATAATAATCTAGCATCATTAGCATTATTTATTCGTCCCACGTGCGCCGTAACACCGCACATTATTTTTTCATTTTCATTTATAGGCAAATATCTTGTAAGTGTTATAGGTATTTTGTACTCCGGCATATCGGTGTTCTCTACAACCTTATTAAGCATTGTAACAGCCAGGCTATAGCTCCAAGCATTCCAAGTCTCGTTATCAATACCTTTTGCATTTCTGTTTTCATAGTGACAGCTGATTCCGCTTTCTGTTGTAGTTTCGTTTTTGCCGGACGGTTCGGAGCCAATACCTAGATAAATAAAATACGGCACCTGATTACCGTCGTCGTTAAATAGTATTTCGCTTTCTTTTAAACGTATTCGCAAGCTTTCTTGTAAATCCTCGCTTTTCGTAGTTTCTTTAGTTTCCCTGCTCATATGCGGCTCAAAATAGGAATACTTTTTTGAATTTTTGAATACATAACTTGCTAGATTACTTGCTATTCTTTCAGCAACGAGAAAATTTATATCCTGTTCACGCACTCCAAAATATGAAGCTCCGGAATTGTTGCCGCTATAATCCCTTAGGGGGTCAATATATATCCTGCAAACACTCATATTAATCCCCCCAGTCTTTTTCATCTTCAGGGGTAGGACAGTCATTACCAAAAGCACCGGAACGGGCAAGAGCTGCTAAAATTCTAAGCATATCATCAGTTAAACCGAGTTCTCCGCTGTCATCTCCTTTTAGCCAACCCTTATAATTTAAGAATCTTACTATTGGCCGAAATTCTTTCGGCATATTCTTATCAACATAGTTATATATCATATAACTGCTCATAGCGTTTAATCTGTTTTGATGTCCCATAACAGTCTGCATTATACTTTCGTATTGTGTCACTGTTAATCCCTCCTCAGTTATCTTGTTTACGTCTTCAACCTGTAACTTATTATCGCCAACATTGTTATTGGCGTTGTATTCATCGATATTCCCGAAACTGTCGTCAGTAAGTCGTATAGACATACCGGGGAATATCTGTGGTGGAGATACTCCCCTTTTTGCACATTCAGCATCTATGTTTTCTTTATTTATAGCGTATAGATAATCAATCAAATTTTGGTCTGCCCGTCCAAATTCTCTCATAGCTATAGTGGCTAAAGTGTCACCGTCTTTCACATCTACAACCCTGTTTATTCGCTTATCTGTACCCCGGACAATAGTATAATGCAATCCGTCTTCATCTTGCATAACGGTAGCGGTTGAATACTGTCTATATTTTTTAAAATTCAATTCGACTTTTACGTCTTGACCGTTAGTCGCTTCCTCGGTAACTGTATAATCTTCGAGTGTCACAGTTTCGTTCGTGTAATATGTATCTTCACCGCTAGGGAGTTCTCTATAAATATCAAGTTGGAACGGTAATAATTCGCTTTTTAAATATGCAAATAATTCTAAATAATGTAAAGGCGGAAGAAAACCATCTTCATAATTAGCGTATGGACGTTCTGTACACGGTAATTCAACCTCAAATGAAAACTCTTTCAATCCCGCTTTTTTAATAATATTTATTTCTCCGTCATCAACTAGTTCATACGTCTCATTTTTATTTACGATTTTAGTTGTAAAGGATGACGGCGGCACTGGTAATTTTGTT